CGTCAGGTGAGGAGAGGGTGCCCCGAGCGCCCATAGGCCCGCCCCAAGCATAGACAGCTATATGCCGAAACGGGCCGAGATGTGGACAAACTTTATTGTAAGATCGCAACTTATACCGTTTGACACGCACACCCCGCAGAAATGCGTGAGTTTGCCGCCTTGACCACCAAGTGCATGGCCCGGTCATACCGCTTGCGCAGTCCATGCTGGCCGAGCTTGAGGCCCATCGGCCGCAACAGCTTGCCCCAAGGCACCCGCTTCTCGCCCCGCGCAAGCGCCCCGATCGCCAGCGCGATCAGCCGCCGGTCGCGCTCCGGCGCAGCCAGCACCCAGGCGAATGCCTCCTCCATCTCGGCGATGTCCCGGCGCGTGGCGGGCAGGGGGCGCAGCGGCGGCGGAACGGCCAGCCCGATGTCGCCGCCCCGGGCGTCATAGTCGCCCCGGCCATCCTCACGCACGATGTCCGGCCAGCTGGCCTTGACCCGCAGCCAGCCTGCTTCTCGGTCGCCAAGCCGCTGCATCACGCGCAAGGCCTCGACCAATCGGCCCTCGACATCGGCAAAACTCATCATCCTCCCTTCCTCCCTCTCTTGGGAGGGAGATATGGGAGGAAGAGAGATAGTATTATCAACAGGATAGTCGTCGTGTGGGAGCATGGGAGGATAATCCTATAAAGTTCGCGCGCGCCCGCGCGCATGTGTCACGCGCGTACGTGCGCGCACCCGTGGGTTTTGTGGAATTTCCCTCCCAATCTCCCCGAAGCTCCCAAAGCTGCGGAAATCTGCGGAAAATGGGCTAGGCCCATCCTCCCAGCGGCGGGAGTGAGGGAGGATCAGGGCGGCAGATCGTCATCGTCAAAGGCCGAAGGCGGCAGCGGCGAGGGGGGCACGGGGGGCGTATCGACGGGCGCGGCCGATGGTGCCCCCACCGGCGCACCGGCGCTGGGCTTGTCCGCATGGCGGGGCGGAGGCAGGTCGCGCTCGACCGGCTTGCCGTTGTCCATGAAGTCCAGAGTGTCGTAGCGCAGCACGATGTCCTGCCACTTCATCGTGCTGGACTTGTTGATCTTGAAGCTCTTGCGCTCCATCTCGGCGCGCAGCTTCTTGGCCGACCATGCCTTGCCGGTCTGGGGCAGGTTTTCCGACCATGTCTGCCAGGCGACGAACAGTTCGTGCAGCGCCATCGAACCCACTGTGCTGCCCGGATCGCGGGCGACGCACTTGGTCAGGAACTGGCCCAGAAGGTCGTTATCCTCATGATAGGCCTGCGTCGCCTCCACCATGGCGTCCGGCATAGTCAGCCCGTCCGTCAGGTAGGCGAGCGCGCCGGCGATCATGCGGTTGAGGATGCCGGACATTTCCGCGCGCAGCTTGGCCTTGAGCAGAGGATCCTGATCGGCCTTGGCGATGATGATCGTCCACGGCACCACCTGCATGCGCCGCCGGATGCCGAAATCGGTGCCGATCCGGGGCAGGTTGTTCGCCATCACCGTGTTGGTGAAGGTGATAAGCAATTCGAAGGCCGGCCCATACAGCTCGCGCACGCCGCCGATCGGCTCGTCCGATGTCAGCGACTTGACGAGGCCGTCGGAGAATTTGCTGTTGTCCTCCGGTTCGTTGGCATAGACCATGCGCCGCCCCGCCAGCGCCGCCAGATGCGGCGAGGGGCCGCCCCCATTGCGCTTGAAGCCCGAGTCCATGAACGTCTCGATGCCGGTCGCCCAGGCATAGTCGCCAAGGATATGGGCATGGGTCTGCACCCATACGCCCTTGCCGTTCGATCCCTCGCCGTAGAACAGCGCCATGACCTGCGCATCGGCGATGCCGAGCGCATTGTAGCCCGACCAGCGCATCAGCCATTCGCGCATGTCGGCCGCCGGCTGCACCTCGGCCAGAAAGGCGTCATATTGCGGCGACAGCGCGCCCGGTTCATAGGCCGCCCGCGCGATCTTGGTGATCCTGTCCTCGCGCCGATGCTCGCGCAGTTCCACACGGGCGGGCTGTTGGCCATCGGGGCGGTGTAAGATCAGCGTCCCGTTCTGGACGTTGAGCGCCAGCGGATCGGCGTCGAACTCCTCCGGCCGTGCCGACAAGCGCGGTGGCGCCAGCTTGCGCAGACATTCGATATGGCCGCTGCTCTCCGACGTGCGGCCCCATGCCGCCAGCTTGTCGGAAAACAGGACGATGTCACCATTGCTCTTGACCTGCACGATATAGTCGTGCCGGGGGCCGTCATGCCGCGTCTGCCGGGCAATGTGGCGTTGCAGATACCACATGGCGCTGCGCCGCGCCTCGCGCTTGGCCTGCGCCTTCAGATGCGCTTTTTCCGCGCCGGAAGGATCGTCGCTGTCCTCGTCATCGTCGGGCTGACCGTCCCGGCCTTCGTCGGGATCGGGCAGGTCGCCTTCCTCCGGCGGGAACGGCACGCCGCTGGCGCGGATGAAATCGGCCTCATCCTGAATGCTTCGCACCATCTTCTGCACGGCGATGCCGAACAGGGCGTCGGCCATGCTTCGGTTCCACCGCGTGCCGTCCCAGGCGATATAGCCGGGCGACGAACTGCTTTCCGCCCATGCCGCCACGCACAGGAAATCGCGGCCGGAACGGGCAAGGAACCGCTCCAGATTGCCGAGGTCGGTCATGGGGTAGCGCGCGCATTGCAGCGTCAGGGCCGGGTCTGACGGCTCCCCCGCCCCCTTTTCGACAGAATTGTCGCTCTCGCCTCCCGCGTGGGAGCTTGGCTCGCCATAATCAGTCAAATGGGGAGGGGCGGAGGCCGAAGGGGAAGCGGCGCGGGAGGGACGATGCGGACGCTCCGCGCGCTGCCGCGCGCGCGTCGCGACCTCGGTCAGGTCGCGGGGAGTAGCCTCCCCGGCGGTCCAGCCGCTGTTGATGGTGGCGTCGAGCTGCCGATCGTCGTCCTCGCCGGGATTGTCCCGCGCCGCCGCCTCGATCGCGGACCGGGCGAAGCGCGCGTCCAGCGCCGGGAACGGCGTGGCGACGGTCAGCGACGCGATCTTGAGCGCGCTTTCGTTCAGCTGGGCGTTGCGCTGGCCGCTGGGCGCGGTGCGGACCGCCCGACATTCCGCGTCCAGCGCCGATAGCCCATATTTGCGCACGGCATCGATCTCGGCCGCGCTCGCGTCGACTGATGGACGGTGCGGCGATGTCATATCTGGCAGTTCGCGCAACAGCACAGTCCGCGAACCCTTATGATCGGCGGCGCTTACGATTCCTGCCGCTTCCATCTGTTCTACCAACCGCGCGGCGCTGTTATATCCAATCCGCAATTGCCTTTGCAGCCAACTAGTCGACCCTTTCTGATGACTGATCACTAGCTCACAGGCTTGGCGATAGTGTGGATCGACGGAAGATGCCGCTGGTTTAGGGGCGGGTTTCTTCCCCTTCGACCGCAATATCTCGACCAGCGCCGCCGGCGCCTCGACCGGATCGTCGTGCCGGTTCGACAGCCAGCTATAGCGCCCTTCCGTCCCATCCTCGCGATAGAGGATCGATGGCGGCGCGATGACGTAGCCGCCCAGGCCGCGCACATCGACATGCCGGGGCAGGTTTCCCCGGTTGCGGATTGGCTCGCCGCCATCCTGCGGTTGCAGCAGGTAGACGTGAACGCCTTCGCTCTGGGTCATGGCGGACAGGCTTTTGGGCAGGTCGCAGCCCATCTGCTCGACCAGCGCGTCCTGGAGCGTCTCCAGCGTGAACACCTCGCCGGTCTCGTCATCGACGCGCGGGTCGAAATCGAGCGCGAACAGGCCGTTATGGCCCATCGCCAGCCCGATCATCGCGTCGGGCCAGCGTCGCCACCACCCCTTGATAACCTCTTCGTCGCGGGTCGCGTCCTTGACGCCGTTGCCGCCATAGGGCGCCTTGGCTTTCAGAATGCGTGTTTTGCCGCCATGCAGCGTCAGCGTTTCATCGCGCTCGCGGCACGGAAACACCGGCCATCCGCGCCGGGCATAGCTGAGCGCGGCCTGCCCCAGCGGTGACAATAGCGGCGCGGATTGGCTCACGGTCAAAAATTCCCCCCGGCGCGAGCGCGGCGCTCCCCGGTCAATGCTTGTCGTCTATGCTGGCGTCAGGCGGGCGGATCGGCCCGCCCGGGCGTCAGAATGGCACCTCGTCCCCGCCCAGCTCGTCGCCGGGCCTATTGCCGGAATTGTCGCCGGCGGCCCGATCGCGACCGGAGGCCTCGCGTCGCGCGGCATCGTCCTGCCGGCGATCCATCAGCTTGAGGTCGCCCTTATAGGCGGGCAGCACGATCTCGGCGACGGTGCGCTCGACCTGGTTGCGGTCGGTAAACTTACGATAGCGCAGCTGCCCCTCGACATAGACGGCGCTGCCCTTGCGCAGGTAGTCCATGGCCGTCTTGCCCAGCACCTCGTTGTAGATGGCGACGCTGTGCCATTCGGTGGCGGACTTGCGCTCGCCGCCCTGCGTTTTCCAATGCTCGGTCGTAGCAAGCCGCAGGTTGACGACAGACCCGCCGCTCTGAAAATCCGACTTCTTCGGGTCTTCGCCCAGGAAGCCCAGCAGCGAAATCTTGTTGATGCAGGCGGTCACCACATTTTCTCCTTGCCGTCGTTCCACAGCGCCGCTGCACCGGCATCGTCGCGTTCAGCTTCGACCACGGACTCTCCCGTGGCCCCACACCCGGCGCATTGCGCCCACGTCTCGACATGCGCAGGCGCGGCGTGCCGAGCGCGAAAGCCCGGCATCCGCCCGCAGCGGCAGCGATTGAGCGTCACCTTCATTGCGGCTGACGCAGGCAGATGCCGCGATAGCGGCTCACGCTCGACTTGAACTGCTCTATCCCGCGCGCCTGCAATTGCTGTGAAAAGCTACGCGGCTTGGCTGGGACCAGTCCGCGATGATCGCACCAATTTTCATAATTGTTATAAAGAACAGCGGCTTGGGTGCTGCCTTCCGATCTCTCGGTGCATTCCGCCAGCCACCGGGCTATCTGCTCGTCCGGCATCACATGCAACAGCATCTGGGCATCACGATCCTGCGCGTCGATTATGCTGCCATAATCCGGCATTCCAGCGTCCAGCCAGATCAGCGGCAGCGCCCGGTCGCCGTAAATCTTGCGACCTGCGCTGATGATCGCCGACACTGCCCGGAGACGATAGGGATCGCGATAGGCCGGATGACAGTCCAGCGGGTCGGCACGGGGAGGCTGCACTGGCTCCTCATGCGATCCGTCGAATGCGAAGCGGCCATGTTCCCGCAACGCGGGCAGTAGCACATCGGTCAGCCAGCGGGCAAAAGCCTTGGCTTCGGGATGTTGGGACCGCAGGACGCAGGTCCACAGGCCGCCTTCGGTGATGATGCCCATTCGCTGGCGACCGCCAAGAGTACGCGTTTCGTGCGTGCCCTTCGTCCCAAGGGGGTTCACTTCGTGAACCCCCTTCTGATCCTCATCGAGCATTCGCATCATGTTGGTCGTCTGCGAATATTCCAAGACATTGGCGATGTCGCTCGCAACCCACCATGGTTTGCCGTCGAGATCGAGAACGCGGACCGCATGGCTGTCAAAGTCAAAAAGGCTGATGCCGTTCATTGCACGCCTCCCCGCCCGACTGGCATCGTCGCACAATCATGGGCGTAGGATTCGATATTCGCCGCGAGGTCGCGGAAGTCCTGCGCCAGTTGTTGCAGCGTCGGCACCTGCATATGGCCCGGCGCATCGGCAACAATGGTGAAACCTGCGCGTCGCCAATGCTGCATGATCGCTGGCCCGTGTAGGAACCAACCCCCGACGATATACTCGACCGCCAGTTGTCGGTCGGCGCGCAGCGCCGCGAAGAATGCCTCATCTTGTGCTTTCCGGTCTGTCATTTGGAACACTCCAAAATGTGCAGCGCAGTCGCGGCGTGCGGGGTGAGGTTCAGGTCGGCGATGGTGCCGATCTTCGCGCGAATTTCGGCCTTGGCCGCGTCGGGCAGCAGCCGGAACATCGCCGTCAGGATCAGCATTTCCGGGGATCGCATGAAATTCGCGTCCTCGGCCGCCGGACGCGCGCCATGGCTGCGATCGAACGCCACAGGCAGGCGCGGCACCGCCCGCACCGCCGGGGACAGCGGGCCGGGGTTGATGATTTTGCGGCGGGCGGCGGTAGGAAGGCGAACGACATTGTTCGCCAAAGCATCAGTATGCATGGTCGGTTCTCGCTCTGCTAGAGTGAACCCGGACCATCCGCTTGCAATCGGGTGGGCCGAGCGTGCGGGTTTGCAAGACCGCGCAGAGCGAGCGGCAGCCCCGAAGGACTCCCACACACCCGACCCATAGAGAAAGGCGCTCGAAACAGGGTTCCGGCGCGCCTTCGGGCGCTCTGCGTTGCGGCTTGCATTCCGCATCACTGCCCTTTTCGCAGTGACAGGGTGGAAAATGCGCCGCTCGCGCCAATCTGTCAAGCCAGCGACCCTCATGCCGCCGCGTCCATGTCGAGGATGGAGAACAGGTCGCCCGTCGCGCGGCCCGCATCCTGCTCGCGCAGCATCTCCAGCTGCATCAGGCTCTTGCCCAGGCCGAACGCCGCGAAGATCGCGCGCCGCCAGCCCTCGACGGCCCAGCGCACCAGCATCTGCTGATGATCCTTCAGGATCGGATGCACATCGTTTGCCGCGACAGGCAGGCCGAGCGGCGGCAGCGTGATGATCTTCGCGCGGATGAAGTCGAGATACCCGACGGCTCCGGGGGAGCCGTCGAGCGGTTGCGCCGCCGTCGTCGCCTTGAGCGTGGGAGCGTGTCTCATGCCGCGAGCCTCCGGCAATCGACGCGAAGCCCGTGGATCGGGCAGGTTTTCAAGCCATCGGCGTCCGTCGGGAATTGGCTCAGGTCGACTTTGCGATGCGGGCACAGTTCCCGCCCGTCCGCTTTGAGGATCGCCTTCGGTTCGGGATAACGCGCTTCGAGGCCGAGTCCCTTTGTCAGATCGGCGGGCACGGTCCACGCATAGGTCGCCATAATGCACTTGCGCTTGCGCAGCATCGGCCGCCGGGGAAGCGGACGGAAGGATGCCTTCAGCCCGCTCCAACGCTGTTCGGCTATTTCGCTCATCGGGCGGCCGTTGAGGCTGCTGTAGCGCGACCACTCTGCGTCATAGCTGTCCAGCCAGGCCAGTTGCTGGCGCGTCAGGAAGCGCGCGTCGATATGATAGTGGAGTTGCGGAAAACCGATCTCGCGATCATGGTGGATCGGACCGTTGACGGGCCAGACCGACATGCGGCCGAGCCAGTAATATTCGACCGTCGGCACCAAATAATAGCGCCCGACGACAGGAGGCTCACGGAGCGTTGCGATCTTGTCAGCCATGTCTCACTCCACCGCCAGCATCTCGGCCGATGGCCGGAAAGCCGCCATGGGCGGCGTGTCGCGTGCATGAACCACGGCCGCCTCGACGGCGAAGGGCGCGAAGGCGAGCGAGAAAAGCCCATCCGCACTGGCGGCATTGATGGTCAGGACATAGCCGCCGTCCTTGGCGCGCTTGGCGCGGAAATTGCCGCTCGTATTGTCCACCGACAGACCGATCTGTCCCGCATGTTCGCCCCCCCCCCAGCGCGAGGCGCAGGCCGATCTCGGGCGTGACGAGGCATAGCGCCTTGGCCAGCTGCGGCCCGATCACCATGCGGATGTAGCGAACCTTGCCGCCGTCACGCTGACCGAGCGACCGGACGGAAACGCCCACGCCCTTGGGCGGCACCAACGCCGCCTTGGGCGCGGCGATGTTGCTGATCGGTTCCCAGCTCACGCCGCCATCCTCCCGATCTCGCGCAGGGCGCGGCGCACCGGCTCCACGCTGTAGACGCCCAGCGTCCGCGCCATCGCGGGCGCGCTCATCGGCACGCCCTCGGCGATCATCGACCGCAGCTGCGGGGCGATCTCGCGTGACAGCGCCGTGCAGCTGCCGAACCGCCGGTCCTGCGGCTTGACCGCCTCCAGCGGGCGGCCAACGGTGACGGCACGCGCCCCATCCATGTTCGGCATCGGCTTGGCCGTGCGCCGCGCGATGTAGCGGAAATTCTCCTCGCCCTGTCCGTGCATCCGCCGCTCGCGGAACAGCAACACCTGTCCGCTCTGCGCCAGGTCGAACATGCGCCGGGTGACGACATTGGGGATCAGATAGGTGGCGCGGGCATAGACGATCGTCTCGCCCGCCTTGGCCGTGCGCAGCCAGGCGTCGACCATGGATTTGGCAACGATCATGCCGCCGCCCTCCGTCCGGTGGTCGCCGTCGCGCGGGTCGCGCGCAGATGCGCCAGCCCCGCCTCGATCGCGTCGCGCATCGCCCGCGCCGTGCTTTCGTCCAGGCTCAGCATCACGCCACACCCCTGCAACAGGAAGCCATTGGGCATCCGCGCGTCGGCGATCGGGTGGAACAGCGGCCCGGCGGGAAGCGCCCCGCCCAGCACGCCAGGCAGCGGCAAATCCGCGTGCCGGGCGGCGACCGCACCGGCGGTGAGCGAAGGCGCCGAAGCCGGGGCGGGGGGTGAACCCGGCTCCGACGCCCCTACGCCCGCTGCGGCAGAGAGGGGCAAAACCTCCGCAGCGGACGATCCTGTGTCCTCATCATTCTTGCCGGCAGGCAGGCCGAACATCTCCGGCAGCACCGCGCCCTCGGTCGCCTGCGCCAGATCGACGGCGAACGCCTCGTCGGGCAGCACGTCGCCCGCAAGGATGCGCTCGATCGCCGTGCCGCACTGGAGCGGATGGTTGCCGGGCATGGGCCGCTCGATCTGGTCGGCATGGGCGATCAGCCATTCGGCCAGCGCCACCGCGCCCCGGCTGCTGCGCCGCGCCGCGACGAAGCCCAGATGCTTGACCTGGCACGCGATGATCAGCTGCGCGGCGGAATAGATGCCGGGGGTCAGCCGGTCGTGGAAATGCCGCAGGCTGAACGGACGGAACCCGCTGAGATCGTTCATTTCGTCTCTCCCTTGGTGAGCGTCTGGAGCTTCATGCGCAGTTGCGCCGACGTGCGGTCGAGGCCGTCCAGTTCGGCGAGCGCCCGTTCCGCTTCGGTCTGGGTGATGGCGGTGCCGCCCTCGCTCGACGCGCTCACGCCCTCGGCGATGCTGCGCGACACGTCGCCCAGCTCGCTCGCCAGCTCCGCCACGGTCAGGATGATGCCGTCGGCATCGTCCTCCGCCTGCGGCAGCGGTACGAACACGCCGCCGCGCCGCCGGCACAGCCAGCTGGTGACATGCGGCCATCCAGGCAGGCCGACCGTGCTGTCCTCCAGCCGGTCGATCAGGTCGACATGGGCGAAGCGCGCCACCGTCGGCAGGCCGAACGCGCTGATATCCTGCTGGCGGATGCCGGTTTCGGCCTCCACCGCCTGCTGCCCGCCATAAGCCTTGGCCAGCGCCTTGAACGCCGCCTTGCCGCTCTGCTGGTCGGGGGTGAGGGGAAGGTCGCGGCTCATGCGCGCGGCCCTCCGGGGGCGGGACTGGACGCCCCGACCCCTTCGGCTATCGTGCGGTTGTCGAATCCAGCACGAAGGAACATGCGTATGTCAGAGGCGAGGCCGGAAGCCTTCACCGCGATGGCGTTGATCGCCGAACTCATGATCGAACTTGAAACCAAGTTCGGCCCCACTTTTACCGACGCGATCATTGCGCGGACCAAGCAGCGCATCGACGACAGTCTGGCCGAGGATGACGGCGACGATGGCGATGCGATGCAGATGGTGCGCGGGCTGGGCGACTTCGAAGGCATGATCAGGCCTCCGACGGTCCGACCGCCGGAATAAGCTGCGCGACCTGCGCCTCCAGCGTCCGCAGGCGGCGTTGCAGGCTGAGTTCCCGCAGCAGCGCGCCTTCAAGCGCAACCGAGACGCGCAGAAAGGCTGCTCGCAGGTCGTTGTCGGACGAGCCGCCGTCCGCAATGATGGCTGAGGCTTTGCCGACAAGCTCGCCTTCCTCGCGCTGCCGCTTGGCGGCCAGAAACGATTGAGGCTTGCCGTTCAGCACATCCATCAGCCCCGCCGAAAAACGGCTCCTGGGCCGGGACTGGCGCTCCCCGAGTGGCACGATCACGATGTCGGCTGTGCTCATGCTAAGTCTCCCATGTTTGAGTTTTTGCGTCCCAGACGCGGAATTCCTGGCTGATCGGCTCGCCTGTCACGGGCCGGATGAAGCGGGTGAGGTTGCCCAGATCCTGATGAGGCGGCGTTTCCCGCACATGCCGGACCTTTGTCCGGTCGATCGTGATGGCCGCAGGCTTACGATGCGCCATCACGCCGCCTCGCTCTGCTGCGCTGCGGTAAAGTCGTCGCCTTTACCGGATGGCGGCGTGGCGTCGGCGGGCGCTAATGCAGCACCGCCATGCACCACACCGTAAAAGTCGTTCGGCATGACCTTGCCGCCGGTCTCACGCACGATACCGGTCATCGCCTCCCGGTCGGGGATGCGGGTGCCGTTCGCGTAGCGGCGGACGGCCTCCGCGCTTCGCGAAATTGCGCCACCGAATTGGCCATATGTCAGCCCTTCGCGAGCCAACCAGTCTTGAAGCTGCATGTGGAACCTCCGTCCGACACCGATATGGTGCTGATAACACCATATTGTCAACACCAATTTGGCGTATGGGCGCGTTGCACCAATTTGGTGCAAGAGAGGGCATGAGCATCGCGAACAATATCGCCGCGTTTCGCGAGCAAAAGGGCTGGGCCAGGCCGGAACTGGCGAAGCGCATGAGCACCACGCCGCAACAGGTCGAGCGGCTGGAAAAGGGTCAGCGTGGCCTGACGACGGATTGGATCGAGAAGGCTGCGCGCGCGCTCGGCGTCCCGGTGGGCGATATCATCACACCTGGTGCGCCACACGGCGAACCGATCCAGCGATATGTCGAGCCTGACGTTCCGCCCACGAGAAACGCCTCTGCCGATGATGGCACCGTCGACATCATCTCGCTCAACCTGGCAATTTCCATGGGGCCGGGAACACTGATCGAGGACATGGTGGAAGAGGAACCGGTGAAATGGGACATCGGCCTCCTTCGGCTGCTGACCCGGTCACCCTTTTACCAGTTGAGAGAGGTTCGCGGGATCGGCGATAGCATGGAGCCGACCCTGCGAACCGGGGATCGCGTGCTGATAGATACTTCGGAGCGCGCTCTTTCAAGGATGCACGGCATCTACTGGATCGACCATTTCGGCGCGCATGGGCTTAAGCGGCTTCGGGCGGCGGGTGACGGACGGGTGATAATATCGTCGGATAACAAGGTTGCAGGCGGCCCTGACTTCGAGGTTGGAGCTGATGACATTCGCATCCATGGCCGTGCGATATGGTTCGGGCGGGATTTATAGGGGCAGCAACGCACAGGGGGTAAAATGCGGGTATTGGTTGCAGGAACAGCTTTTCTTTTGGTTGCCTCGCCTGCGATGGCGGAGCGTCAACTGATCACACCCTCCGGCCAGCCGGACTCCATCTTTCCAGCGGTCACGTCCAAAGATGCGGTGAGCAAACTCGCTAACCAATGTATGAACAAAGGTTGGTCGATCACGTCTCAAACTGACAACCAACTGGTCTGCGAAATACCTGTAAACGGCTTCAAAGCCGCGCTTCAGCAAATGCTTATTGGCAACAGCTATTCGACCACGCCAAGAAGTTTCGTCCGCTTTACCGTGGCCAATCTAGCCGAACATGCGAGGGCGCAGGCGGCTGCATGGGTCGAAACGCAGATGGCTTTTGGCCAGATGCGGCAGCAACCCTATACCGACGATGGCACCATGGACGGGCTCGTGAGCTTCATGCTCGAAGCCGGGGGCGAGTTGACGCCGGGCACGCGCCGGACTGGCAACTGGTTTGGCATAGACGGTGAAGTTGCGACCGACGGCCGCAAATATTGGTTTGCGGTGAAACATATCTTTCCGGGCGGGCCAGCAGCGCGCGCAGGACTGCGACCGGGGGATCAAATCACTAAAGTTGCTAACAGGACATTCAAGACGCGCGAAGACTTCAACAAACAAGCCGCCAAAATCGCGCCGGGTGTATCTTTTCCTCTTAGCATATCGCGTGAGGCGCAGGCGGAAACTCTCAACATAACGTCCACGGCATGGCCCGCTGTCGGGACACCAGAATGGGATGCGATCAAGAATTGGAAGCCTGAAGCTGGCGTAAATCCCTGAATATGAAACACCTGTCACTTGCCGTGGTGGGCGCCGATCATCCCAACAAGAGCGGACCACACCGGCGGTTCGAGATCGAGATGTGCATTCCGGGCGAACCGGTCCACCTGATCCCCGAGCCGAAAAACCCATTCGATCCAAGAGCAATTGCCGTCTATTCGGCGCGGCATATACAGATCGGATACATCCGCGCAGAGCGGGCGCAATTCGTCGGCACCATGCTCAGTCGAGGTGGAGTAGAGGCGATCTTTCAATCTCGCGCGCGCTGGGGCGCGATCATCCGTGCGCATCTGGACGGCACCGCTCCGGTGTTGCCCGACATTGACGATAGTCGCGCCTATGACTGGCCACCACCAGGCTCCGAGGACGCAGATTGGTGGCCAGACCCCACGTATCCAGACGACTGACACCATATCGGTGTTGACATAGAACACCGATATGGTGTTTAAGGCCTCTTGTCATCAGACAGGAGGCATCCATGTCCCACACCAATATCGACCAGCGACTGGCTGACGCCCAGCGCGCCGAGTTCAACGCCATCTGCTACCTCGTCGTGGCCGTCCTCGCCCTGCTCGGCGCGTGCGCCCTCTTCGCCTGGGCAATCTGGGCATGAGCGCGGCCTTCACCGACGCGGAGGTGCGCGAACAGATCATCTCCACCATCGAATGCTTCGTCGACACCAGCGAGCTTGAGCAGGTCAATGACGGAGCCGGGCCGCATCTGGACCGCGCGCTGGACGCGGACGGAGAACCGCTGCTGCGGGTCCATGTCGGCGAACGGGTGTTCACTGTCTCTGTCCGCGCGGAGGATCGCTGATGTCCGCGCACCTCTCCTCGCTCGGCCTCGCCGGGCTGCACCTCGAAATGGCCGCCGGCCATGTCGCCTGCCTCGCCGCCCGCGCGGCGGCCGACCGGACGATGGTCCGCCAATATGTCGAGGAACTGGAAAACCAGTCCATCGCCCGCGACGCCTTCCGCGCCGAACTGGAGCGCGTCACCGGCCTGCCCGCCGACCTGATCGAACGGAGGCTCGCGCTATGAGCCCCGAGGAAATCGCCCTCGCCAACAAGGGCGGGCGCAGCTTCACTGACCTGTGCGACGACGTGCGCCAGGCCAAGACCGCGCACCTCCGGGCCATCCGCGCAGTGGACCGTGCGGAAGAGCAGCTCAAGGCCGCGAGGAAAGCGCAGGACGCCGCGCGTGACCTCGAAGATTTGGCGATGGACAGGCTGGAAGCCCAGATTGCGCGTGAGTGCGCGCTCACGCTGGATGAGGAGGCGCGCGCATGAAGCACGCTCTCCTCCTCGACACCGCCCACGCCGCCCCGCGCGACTGGAACGACGGCATCATCGTCGACAACTTCGCCGGCGGCGGCGGCGCGTCCACCGGGATCGAGCGCGCCCTGCGCGTCACGGTCGACGTCGCGGTCAATCATGATCCCGAGGCCGTGGCGATGCACGCGGCGAACCATCCCGCGACCCGGCACCTGTGCCAGAGCGTCTGGGCCGTCGACCCGCTGGAAGCGGTCAGCTTCGCCAACGACAATGGCGAGCTTCGCCCGCGTCCCGTGCGCCTCGCCTGGTTCTCCCCCGACTGCAAGCATTTCAGCAAGGCGAAGGGCGGCAAGCCGGTCGAAAAGAATATCCGCGACCTCGCATGGGTCGTGCATCACTGGATCGACCGCCTGGGGCCGATGCTGCGCCCCGCGATCATCATGCTGGAGAATGTGGAGGAATTCCGCACCTGGGGGCCGCTGGCCGAGGATGGCCGCCCATGCCCGAAGGCGAAGGGCAAGACCTTCGACCAGTGGGTGGCGAAGCTGCGCCGCGCCGGCTACCGCGTGCAGTGGCGCGAGCTGCGCGCCTGCGACTATGGCGCGCCGACTTCGCGCAAGCGCCTGTTCCTGATCGCGCGCTGCGACGGCCAGCCGATCGTCTGGCCCCGGCCGACGCACGGCAAGCCCGGCACGCCGGCGGTCGAAGGCGGCCAGTTGCTTCCATGGCGCACGGCGGCGGAGATCATCGACTGGTCCATTCCGTGCCCGTCGATCTTCGAACGCGCCCGCCCGCTCAAGGACGCGACCTGCCGCCGCATCGCCGCCGGCATCATGCGCTACGTCGTCAATGCGCCGCATCCGTTCATCGTGCCGGTGACCAACGGCGGGTGGAACCCTGATCGCAGCTGGTCAAGCGAGGAACCGCTGCGCACCATCACGACGGCGAAGGGCGGCGAATATGCCGTCGTCACGCCAGTCATCGTCGGCTGCGGAGGGCGACGCGGCCAGAGCGGACCTGTCGATCCGCAAGGGCCATTCCCGACCGTTACAGCGAAGGCGGATGCCTGCCTTGTCGTTCCCACCCTGATCCAGACCGGTTATGGCGAGAGGGAGGGGCAGGCACCCCGCGTCCCCGGCTTGGACAAGCCTTTGGGTGCCGCGGTCGCCGGCGGCGTCAAACATGCTGTCGTCGCCGCGCACATCATGACGATGCGCAACAGCGGCAAGCCCCACACGGCGGCGGACGAACCGACCCACACCATTACCGCCGGCGGCGCGCATCAATATCTGGTCGCGGCGTTCATGGCCCAGCATAATGGCGGCGTCGTCGGGCGGCAGGCGGATGCCCCGCTGTCGACCATCGTCCATCGCGGCACCCAGCAGCAGCTGGTGGCGAGCCACATCGTCAAGCTGCGCGGCACGGCGAAGGACGGCCAGCCCAGCGATACCCCGCTGCACACCATCAGCGCGGGCGGCCTGCACCATGCCGAGGTCCGCGCCTTCCTCGTCAAATATTACGGCAACGAGGCCGACGGGCATGGCCTTGCCGCCCCGCTCGGCGCGGTGACGACGAAGGATCGCTTCGGCCTGGTCACCGTGACGATCGAGGGCGAGGACTATGTCATCGTCGACATCGGGATGCGGATGCTGTCCCCACGCGAACTGTTCGCCGCGCAGGGCTTCCCCCCCGATTACATCATCGAGATGGAGGTCAACGGCCGCCCGCTCACCAAGACGGCGCAGGTCCGCATGTGCGGCAACAGCGTCTCCCCCGTCATGTCAGAAACCCTCGCCCGCGCGAACGCGGCCAACGATGGTCTGGTCGAGAGGGTGGCCGCGTGAAGAAGCTGGTGCCCTTCGACTTCTGCTGCAACGACCCTGACAATGGCCTCTTCGCGGGCAAGGTCTGGATGGTGCAATACGCCGATGCAGAGCTGGAAACGCGGCATGGGGGTGAATTCCGCTTCACCGAAGTCGAGGGCGGCATCCGCATCCATCGGCGCACATTCAAGGTGATACGACACGTCTACTGGCACGGAAACTGGTGCTGGAACCGCTATTGGCTTCCACGGTCAGAGGCGAAGCGCCTGCTGACGACGCTGCGCACGCATGGCTGGCGCGTTACGTGCGGCCCGTCGGCTCTTTATCGCTGGATGAATGGAGCCTCGGCATGACCGGCCTCGCCCAATTCGCCCCACTCGCGCAGGAAGCCGCCGCCGCGCTTGAGCGTCGCGCCGCCCAATATCCGGCGCTGGTGGCAGCGGGCAAGATCGCAGCCGATGATGCCGCGCGCGAACTCCGCGTGTGGCGCGCCATCATGGAGGACTGGCACTGGGTCGTGACGCTGGAGCGCGGCGACGCCGGACCCGCCACGCTGGCCGAGAAGATCGAGGCTCTGGAAGAAAGCCTGCGCCGCACCGAACGCGCGCTGCATAAGGCCTTTGCCGCGTGCGACGTGCGCGTCCGGCGCCAATGGGGCGAGGGCATGGCGATCGCCTCGATCGTCGACTTCTTCGGCGAGGAGGCCCGGCCCTTCCTTGAGGCGTGGGACCGCCACTGGGCGATAGCGGACCTGCTGGCATGGTATCGCCGCGACCTGCCCGGCAGCGATCGTCCCGGCATCGCCCACTTCGTCGATCGTCACGTCGCCATGGCGGGCCGGAGGAAGGCGGCATGAACGCCCGCTTCCGGCCGCCGCCGTCGGCGGAACTGCTCGACTTCGTGCGCGCCCTTGCGCGGGCCGACGAAGCGCGCGACTTTGCGCAACGCACCCATGCCACAGGACAAGCCGCCCATGCGGACGATCATCTACGCCCGTTACAGCACCGATCTGCAAAATAGCCGGTCGATCGCCGACCAGATCGCGCTCTGTCGCGAGCGCGCCGCCGCCGAAGGCTGGCAGATCGTCGACACCTTCACCGACGCGGAAATCAGCGGCGCCGCCGGTATCGGCGAGGATCAGCGCCCTGGCATGAACGCCATGCTCGCGCGCGTCGAACGCGGCGGGGTCGATCAGGTCATCGCCGAGTCGACCAGCCGCATCGCCCGGCACCAGGGCGACGGCTTCGCCATCCGTGAGCGACTGTCCTACTATGGCGTCCGCCTCTTCACCCTGTCGCAGGGCGAGATAGACGAGATCAAGGGCTGGGTGCAGGGCTTCCTCGACTCGCAGGCGCGCAAGGACATCGCCTTCAACGTCAAGCGCGGCCAGCGCGGCACCGTGCGCGCCGGCCGCTCGCCCGCCGGTCTGGCCTATGGCTATCGCAAAGCGAACCGCCTGGACGAGCGCGGCGAGCTGGTGCGCGGCCTGCGCGCGATCGACGAGGATCAGGCGGAGATCGTCCGCCGCATCTTCGCCGAATATGCCAGCCATCGGAGCGCGCGGCAGATTGCTGCCGGCCTGAATGAGGAAGGCGTGCCCGGCCCGACGGGCGGCACCTGGCGTAGCTCGACCATCGCCGGCGACAGGCAGCGCAAGAACGGCATCCTCCAGAACCGGATTTACATCGGCAAGATCGTGCATGAGCGGACCAGCAAGGTCGCCGACCCACGCACCCGCAAGGAACGCATCCGCCCCAACGCGGAGGCGGACTGGGTCGAGGCCGACGCGCCCGCGCTGCGCATTGTGGACGACGCGACTTGGGACGCGGTTCAGCAGCTGCGCAACGCCTACAGCACAGCGCGGCCCGAACAGGCCCGGCGGCCCAAGCGCCTGCTGTCCGGCATCGGGCGCTGCGGCGTGTGCGGGGGCGGATGGATCGTCATCGGCCGCGAGCAATGGGCCTGCGGCAAGCATCGCGACGGCGGCGGCTGCACCAACAACCGCACGGTCAAGACGCAGGTCTATGAGCAGAGGGTGCTGCGCGGCCTGCGCGATGACATGCTCCATGCCGACGCCATCTCCGCCTATGTGCGGGAGTTCCACGAAAGCCGCCGCCGCCGCGCGGCCGAGGCGGACCAACAGCGCGCCAAGCTGGAGCGTCGCCACCGCGACGCCGCCGCGAAGGTGGAGCGCCTGGTCAACGCCATCGCCGAGGGTGGGGAGGAGTTCGCCGAAATCCGCGCGGTCCTGACAAAGGCCCGCAATGATCGCGACGCCATCGCCCAGCAGCTGGCCGATCTGGAGGCGTTCCCGGTCATCACCCTGCACCCCGGCATCGCCGACAAATATCGCGAGGAGGTCGAGGCGCTGGCCCGGTCGCTGGACGAAAACGGTTTCGCCAAGGCGGAGGCCATCCCGAAGCTGCGCGCCCTGATCGGCAGCGTCACCGTCTATCCTGCCGAGGGGCGGCGCGGCGTGGAGGTCGAGGCCACCGGCCGCATCGCCAACATGCTTGCTCTCGCAACCGGCCAGGCGCTGCACGCATCCATGTATGTTAACAGTGGAGCGGGTAGCGGGGATCGAACCCGCATCACAAGCTTGGAAGGCTAGTGCTCTACCATTGAGCTATACCCGCCCGGCCGAGATGCGCCCTGCCACCAACCGGGGCGGTTCGTCAACAGCGCTGTACGCGCCATGCGAAGAACGCCCTTACCGCCGACCGCCATTTCCTCTATCACCCTGCCATGGATAGCCCTTCGCTGCGCCAGCTGGACATTTTCGCGCAGATGGTGGCGGCGGGGGACGCGGCGCGTTGCGCCGCCGACCTTGGCATCGCGGTCGAGCAGGTGTTGCGCGACATCGCGGCGCTGGAACGGCGGTTGGGCTATCGCCTGTTCGACGAGCCGGCCGGGCAGGCGCGGTTGACGGCCGCCGGGCGCAAGACGGCGCAGGCGATGATGACGCTGACGCAAGGGGCCGCCGCGGACGCGGCGATCCCGGATGCCCCGCTGCCTGTTGCGCGGGCTCAAGCCCCCGATCCGTCGCTGCGCACCATCACCCTTGCCGCGCCGGCATCGGTATTCGGCCGGTTTCAGGATGCGCTGGCCGCGTTCGAGGCCGCGAACGAGGACATCGCCATCGCGCTCGACCTGCATGTCGCCGACGCGCTCGATGCCGCCGCCGTGCTGGCAGGCGGGCGGGCGGACATCGCCTATTTCTATGCGCTGGGGGAGCCGGCCGAGCTTGCCTCCCGCTATGGCTGGTCGGAACCGCTCAACCTCTATGCGGGCGAAGACCATCCGCTCGCGCGAAGCGACAGCGTCAGCCGCGACGCGCTGGCGATCACGCCGGCGCTGCTGACCGATCCGCGCGGCGGGATGCATCG